TATAAATTCTTCTTCAGTTTTATCTATTTTACTATTGTTGTTTATTTCAGTATTTTCATTTGTTTTTATTTCTGTTTTTATATCAACAACTGAAACACTATCTTTCTTTTCTTCTAATGTTTTTTTGTTTACTTTTCTTGCACCACAAGATAAAAATATAATACTAACTAAAATATAAATCAGCTTCTTCATTTCTTCTATTTGTTAAACCATTAAGAACTTTACCACCAGCTTTATTCCATCTTAAAAATTCATCTTTAATAGTCAAATCATCAGGATTTCTATTTACTTTTTTTAACAATGTACTTGAACTAAAATTACCAGTTCCAACATTATAAGCAAATGAAACTAAAGCATTAAACTGATTTTGATTTATATTTGATGTAACTAATTCATTTACTCTTTTACCAAATCTATTAGCTACTTCTTTAAACATATCAAATGCTTGTTGTTTAGTTATTTCTTTGTCTAATAAAGTTACTCTTTTACCATCAGGATAATATGTATTCCCATAACCTATTGTTGGTATCTTTGCTGGACACAAATATGGTTTTAATTTTAATCCTTCGTGATTAGTTATTAATAAATAACCTTTATTATCTAAAATCATCTATTTGATTTTTTATAAATTTCAAATTGCTTTTTTAATGCTTCGTGGTCTTTCTCTAACTGAATATATTTACCTTCTAAAACATCAAATTTATCTTTCCAATATTTACTTGCTTCTACTTCTTTTGCGTAAGCAAGATATAAATCATTAAACTGCTTTTGTAAACTTCTAACATCATTTCTTAAATCTGCAATATCTTTACTTTGTTCAACATTACAAGCTCTTAATTCATCTCTATCACTTTTTAAATCTTCAACTAAAGCATCATAAATTCCTTGAACCTTTGTTAAGAAGTCACCATTACTATTTTTTAATTCTACTTTTTTAGCTTGTTTACCACCAAAAACCCAAGCTACTGGAATTGATAATGTACTGACTATTGCCATCCAATTTTCTAAAAACCAATTCATCTACTTATTATATTTGTAATTGTTTTTATATAAATACAACTCCTAATTGTTCTCCTACATAATCCCAAATTATATCATCTGAACTTCCCCATTGTTGAATAATATTTGATGGAATTTCTAAAATAGAAATATATACATCTGTTGCACCATTTAATTCATCACTTGAAATAAGTTTATACTCTATTTTACCATTACCATTATCAAAATGATAATCAAAAAAGTTTGTTAAACTTAAAGTGTCGATTGATTTTTCACCACTTGGCGACCATACTGTAATTGTCTGAATTTTTTTTGTATTTCCCATTTTTTTAATATAATAAAATTAAACCACTTCCACCTGTTGCTGCATTTATTGAAGTAGTTGCTACTGTTGGCGTTGGCAATGCTGTTGTTCCTGAATTTGATGTTCCACCTAATTTTGCACTATTTGTAAAATCAATCGTTGGAAAGTTATTTGCATTATAAGCATTAAATAATATAGTTGGTGCAGTTGTTTGAGCAGATGAATTATATAAAGCAAATAAATAATAAACTCCGGAAGATGCAGAATAAGTAGATGAAAAAGGTTTAGTAATCCAAGTTGCACTTGTTCCTTTCCAAAATTCAGTATCATTTGTTGTTGATGCCACTAAAGTTAAAGTTCCACCACTATAAGAATATAAACCAACTCCATTATAATTGTTACCAGTATAAACTCCTTGATTTGGTTGGAAAAATTTAACACCAGTTATTGTTGCTGCTTGTGGTAAATAATATGATAAATATCTACCAACTCCTGTTCCTAAAGATGTAGCAGTTAATGAAGCAAAAGTTGGGCAAGTTAAATTAACTCCTTTTATAGAACTACCTAATAAACCATAAGCTTGACTTAACATCCAATTATATGATGATGCATCTAATTTTAAATTTAATGCAGTTTGTTGAGCAGTTGAAACTGGTTTATTTGCATCTGAAGTATTATCAACGTTTCCTAGTCCTACAAAAGTCTTATCTATTGTTTTATTTTTCCATAAATCAGTTGAACTTTCATAAACTAATGCTTGATTGTTTGCTTCACTTGATAAAGCTACATCGTGAATTTCTGATAATTCATAACCATTTTGTATACCTACTTCTATTTGTCCTTGTGTTGGATGTGACCTTGTAATCTTACCAACATAAACTAAATGTGTTGGTGCTAATGTTCTTGTTCTTGTATATGTTCCAGCAGTAACTCCACTTAAATAAAGTTGGTCACCTTCTGTAAATGCTGATGTATCTAATCCACTTAAATCACCAATAATAACACAATATCCCAAGCCATTATTTGAAATATTTGATTGTAATAATCCAAATGTTCTTGCACTTAAAGCATCCGTTGTAGCTATTGCTTTTGATACTAATGGTTTGTTTCCATTTGCACCAGAAATATAAACAACTGTTCCTTTTGTCAAAGTAGCACCAGTCATATTTTTAACCTCTCTAACTAAAGTTGATGCTTGTCCAGTAGTTGGAATATCTAAAGCAGTAATAAAAGGATTAACACCATCTGAACCATCATTTGTTAAATCACTTGTATTTGTTGGAATAGTTGGTTTATTTAATATTTCTGCTACACCACTTGTTGCATTCCAATCACTATTAACTTGTGCAGCTGGAATATCAGAAATTAAAGCTATTGTGCCTTCAACATCAGGTAATAAAAAAGTTCTATTGTCAGTTAATATTGTTGCATCTAATCTTGCTTTAAAATCATCACTATTAATAAAATATAAAGAATTACTATTTTTATCAACTTTAAATACTTCTTGTGTTGTAGTATTTTTAAAAGATAATCCTAAATCATCTTCCCAACTTAAATAACCATAATCTGCTACAGCATTACTATATAAACCTAAAGAATTTACTTTTATATCATTTGTAGTTGTATTTCCTTCATCGGTAACTTCTTGAAGTGTTGGAGTAGTAATATCTTCAGTAGTTGCTATTGTATATGTTCCTGTTGGTTTATCTGGAAATTCTAAAGTAACTGCATTAACTACATTTGTATTTTTTAATGTGCTTTCAATATCACCATTGTTTAAACCTAAAACTCCATCAGCACCAATATAAGCATAAGCACCTGTATTTTTATTTTCTGTTCCTACATCACTTGGTTGAACAATACTAAAGTAATTTGTATTTTCAACTTGAATATCATTTGTAGTTACATTACCATTATCAGTAACTTCTTGTAAGTTTTGTGAACCACCACCACCTGTTACTTTATTTATGTTTACTTGAATAACATTATCAACTACATTAATAGTAACTTCTTCAATGGTTTCACCTACGTTTATATCTATAATATCACTCATTATCTTGTTACATCGTTTTTAATTAGAAAATTACCACTTATGTAAGTCTTAACAGTACCATCACCAAACTCAATTTCTATATCATATAAATAGTTATATGCACAAATATCAATTATCTGCTCATTAATTTTAAAATGCCCATTTACATCATCTGTAATTGTTATTCCAGCATTATCAACTGAAGTTAAAGATAAAAATGGAATACCACCATATTCTTTACGCAACTGCATTCTAATAATAGCATCTTCTAAACTATATGGTTCATCGTTTAATAGTAACTCAAAAGTTACTTCTTCAAATGTGTCTCCTTTAATATTTTGAAAATTTAATCCCATCTTTAGTTTTGTTTTCTATTTTTTTTAAAAATATTTCTAACTTCTTAACGTTAGCTTGTTTTGGTTTATATTTATTTATCATAAAACCCAACCTGTAAAATAAGCATCTTTATCAGGATACATATCACCATTTGAATTAGCATTGTATTCAGGAAAATCTGCTTGATTAAAACACATAAAATCAATAAACCTATTTGTGTAATGTTGTGCTATATCCCTTGCTTTTTCTACCAAGAAATCAATTTCATTCTTTTCTACATTTGTAGCGTTTTCTGATGTATGCTTATAAATACCTTTTCCAGCTATTGTAATGGCTAAAAATGGTAATGCTTCAACCATAGACCAATGTATAACCATAGGTTTAATATACTTCGTTAAAAGTGTTGTATATGGTTCTGTTAAGTCATCATTTACAATATCATCATTTAGTCTGTTAAATAATTGTGTTCCTAAATACGTTTGTATATGTGTATCTTGTGCTATCTTAATATATTGAACAAATTTATCTACATCAATGTTGCCATTTAATGCAGTAAATCTAACAATATCATCTCTCGTAACAAATAGTGCTTGTGCCATATCTTAATTTGTAAATCCCATTTTATCCCAATATTCCTGTGTAAAACCTTTTGTTGGCATATCTGCTGGTTTCATAGCAACTTCTTTTTCATTTCTAATTCTATAACCATATTTTTCTGCAATAGATGGACTAATAACTTTGTCTTTTGCTTTTGGACTTGTAGGGTCTATTTTAACACCTTCAAAATTTGCATAAGTTCTACGCAGCCATTTATGCTCACATCTTGGACCGCCTTTGTACAACCAGATTGAGTAATTATCAGAACCATTTTTTCCAAAACCAGCATTTACTGCTTGACTTTCCATAGCAATAATATCTTCTTTTCTGTAAACTTTATCTGCATTAATCATTTTACTGCAAAATTCACGTTGTCCAGTAGCATTACCACTATAAACATATCTTGTTATGAATTGTACACCATCAATAAGTTCATCTTGTTCTGGACTTTTAGCGTTTGGTCTTGCTGTTCCTGTTGAAACAAATTCCCATATTTTAGATAATGCACTTTTTCTTTTTTTATTATTTTCGTTTATAAAGTTAATTTCAGCATCATATTCATCTTCTTTGTCATAATCAACTTCTACTTCATCAACTAAAGTCCATTCATTACCTAATTGTTCACCTTTTGCAATTAAAGCATCTGCAATATCTGAAGATAAACAAGTGTGAGAACTTAAACCAGTTTCTTCTTTTACTTGGTCAGCATTTTGTGTATTATCTAATTCAGTAAATTCTAATGGTTGTATGGTTTTAAAGTATAATTTTAAACTTATTTCATTGTAAAATAATATTTCATTTAATGCTTCTATTATTTCATATTGATATGGTTTAATTACTATATTGTCAAATAATAAAGTAGCAGTTTTAATTTCATCTGCATTGTTGCCTAAACCACCATCACCATTTCTAATTCCTAACAACATAGGTGAAGTTACTCTATGACCAACAATTAGTTTATTAAAACATTCATTACTTAAATATTCGTAGTGTGCTGGTGCATCTGTTAATGGTATATCTTCAACTGTTGTTTTGCTTTCAGCATTTGCATTAAAAGCTACAATTACTTTATCACCTCGTGAACCAGTTAGTTTATTTTTAACATCTGCTTTAATTTGGTCACGCATTTCTTCAGTTGGAATACCATTGTTGAAATTGATAACTTTAGTTCCACTAAATCCATTCTTTACATCGTTTATTTGATAAACAGATATTTCCTCTTCGAGCATTGCATAATCTAATGCACCATTATAATCAACTGGTGTATAATAGTGAAATATTGGTAAATAAGGTTTAATAACCATTATTTCTATTTCATTACCATTACCAAATCCCCAAGCTGGTATTCTTTTTAATACATCTGATGGTTTAACTTTACTCCAATCTGGTGCATAAAAGTATGCTTCTATTTCACCTTTATCATTACATTTTTCTGCTCTTAAAGTATGTATTGGAAAATGCTCAACTTTAACTACTTTATTCTTTTGCTTTACTATTTGCATAGAAGCCATACCCATTAGTTTGCGTTCTAAACATACTTTACGCAACATATCTGGCTTAAATAAAGTTTTCATTTGTGCATATTCATTTGGCTTTCTTGATGCATCTAAAGCATCTAAACCTTTACCATATATCATATTTGATATACCTGTAATAATAGCACCATTTGTTGTTGAGTATAAGAACCTATCAATTAAAAACTGAAAGTAATTATTATCATCACCATATTCAATATAACCTTGCTTTTTATTTTCTTGTATTTTAGGTGATGTATAAGCACTTAAATTTACAATAGAAATATTTGAATTATTCATAAACTATAAAATCATTAGTTGTTTGATTTGCTACATATTGACCATTGTTAATTGTGTAATCAGCAATAACTTGATTTGTGCAAAATATTTTGTCTTTATAAACTACATCAGTATTATTAAGAATAGATAACGTATAAAAATTACCTTCTTTTAAATCAAATGTAGCAGTTGTAAATAGATAATAACCATCTATATAAAAATCAGATGATATAGTAGTAGTTTCATTTGTCATTTCATTTACCAAAACTATTGATGTTGCACAATATTGTCTTGGAATGAATTTTAATGATTGTTCTTCTACTTGCTCTTTTAGAATTATCATTTTCTTTTTATTTAAAAATAAAAGTATATTGAAATTGTTTTAAAATAAAAAAGGGACACATAAGCATCCCTTAATTAAAAAACAAAAAAACAATTATTATGAAAACTTAATCTGTAATAATAACGTTAAAATTACTTGCAGCTAAATTATTTAATAAGAAGTTAGCTGGTACTGGTTCCATTCCTGTAAGTGTTAAAGTGTATCCACTCAAATCACCCATAGCAGCACCAGTTACAATAGTTCCACCTGTTACATCCATTCCGTGTTCTAATCCACAAAAGAATAAATTACCATTATTATCTTCAACAATTACTTGTGGTCTACCATAAGCCAAAAGTTTAATTTGTTTGTGGTCTACTATTGATAATTTTTTCAAAGTCAATGCTAATTCTTGTTGAAAGAATGTAGTACCATTTTCTCTTGAAGATGTAATTGTTTGAGTAAAAGATGAAGTACCTTTCAACTCATATCTATAAGCATTTACTGGACCATCTGCATTGTTTTCTTCTATTGCATCTGTATTATCACCAGTTCCATAAGTAACTCCACCAAGTTCACCCCAATTTACAAAGTAAACTGCTTTTAATCCACCATTGCTATCTTTGCAAGGTTCTAATCTACCTAAACTAATATCACAAGCCATATTTATATTTTTTTAAAGTTAAAAAAAAAGGTGGTGTTTATTCCACCACCCTTTTAGAATTTATTTATTTATGATTATGCTGCAGGAGTGTAAAGTACAATCTCTGAACCAATTCCGTATTGTACACCAGCAGTAAATCTCATTACTACTCTAACATTTTGTGAACCATCCAAATCAGCTAAATCAATTAACTTAACTTCTTGGCTATCTGCTAATAAACCAGTTCCAAAAAACAAGTTAGATTTTTGAGCAGCCATCATATAATCGTTAGCCATTCCATTACAAACAAATATTTTAATTCCGTCAAATGATAATGAACCATTATTCCACCATTGTGTTCCCAAATTATTAGTACCATTAGCACCTAAACCTGATGCACCAAATCCACCCAAAGCACGTACATAATCACGAGCAACTGATTGAGAAACGTATAAATACAAATCTTCTTTTCCGTATAAAGCAGCAGGAATTAAATCAACTACTTTACCCATTTCAGCAATTACGTTAGCAGCAGTTACACCACCTGAAGCAGGAGAAGCTACATCTAAAACAGTTGCATCAGCAGTAGCAAGTGTTACAAATCCGTCAAACTCACCAGCAGTAGCAGTAGCACCTTTCCAAATATTTTGTTCTGTTTTTTCCGCAACTTTAGCAGCTACGTGTGCTAATAAGAAATCAGCAAATGCAGGTGGCAAAGTATCAAATGTAGAATAACCCATTTGTACGGCTTCCCAATCACTACGGAAATCTTTCTTGCATAATTGCAAATTTACCTGGAATTCTTCTGGTTGTATAATTCTTTCAGTTAATGTTACAGTAGAAGTAGCATCAAAATCACAAGTTGCATTCTTAACAATTCCGTCAGTTGCAATTTTTTTGATAACTTCTTTGTACTTGATGTTTGGTTTTACTTCAATACCACCATTTTCGATAGTAGAAGCAGATAATAATGCAGCAGAGATATACTTTCCAGCAAACTCACCAGCATAAGTTGTTGTAATACTTGTTGTTGTAGCCATTTTTTATTTAATTTTTATTTTTATTATTTATTTAATTTACTCAATACTACATCAAATGTTGTAGCTTGTCTTTTTTTAGAATATAAATTCATTTTAACTTCAGTAGTTGCTTCAGGATTGTGTGATAAAACCTCAATGTTATCATTTGACAATTCAATTGCTTCTACTACTTCAGTTTTTGATAATTTCAATTCAGCAATTTCTGCTCTTAATTTTTCAATTTCAGAGAAAAACATTTCTTTAGTAACACTTTCAACTACTCTTTTTGGTGTAGCTGCTTCAGTTGTCATTTCTTGGTTAGCTTCTGCTGGTGTTGCAACTTCTTCTTCAGCAACTGGTGCTTCTTCTTCTGGCATTTCAATAGAAGCAATAATACCTTCTACATCTACTTTTAAAACATTACCATCTTCAAGCATATATTCTCCAACTGGCATTGGTACTTTTTCTTCACCATTAACAATAAAGACTGCCATTTCTGGTTCAAATGCTTCTGCTTCAATAATGGTAATACCATCTTGTAATTTCATTTGAGCAAGTTTTACTTCCATACCCAAAAGTTCTTTAATTTGATTT